TGCTAGCTGAAACATGTCGCTAGAAAGCCAATACATGCGCTTTCCAGTTTCCTGTAGGGTTTGCGCACCAAACGCCTCAGCTTTTGCTGAGTCGTCCATTGAATATTGTACTTTAGCTTCTCCAACTTCTGCTGTTGGTAGCTGTTGCTGGTCGTATGTTGGTATCTTTTTAGCCATCTCTCCACCTCCTCCTAGCTAAAATGGCAAAGCCGTTGGACCGCTTGGGTGGAATGTAAACGGTGTCTGCGTTAAAAGAGTTCCTTGAGTATTATATGGAATAGACGTGGCTGTAGATGCCCCAACCTGAGTTGTTGGTTTCTGTTTATACGGGTTTTTAAATAAGCCTAATTCTATACCAGACATATATGCCTGCCCCAACCCGGTGAGTGCTGTGGTTGTTCCACCCCAAAGCCCCATGTCTTCATAGTATCCAGCGGCACCACGCAAGCTGGATGCTTTAACCTTCTCTTGTGCCGCTACAGAGAATTGCTTGTTGGCTTCTACATCATATTCTCCCATTTTGAGCATTCTATCTATCTCTAACTTTTTGGCAGTCTCGGCAACCATAGCCAAAGGCGTTCCTGTAGAAGTTGCGTATCCAGCGGAGGCATACGCTGCCCGCTGTTGGGCAAGCAATCTTTTCCCAGCCTGTCTGATAAGCGCCGCCTCATAAGAGCCCCTCTGCCTTATAGCCTCTGCCTGCTTTGCACTAACTTGGGCATTGTATTCAAGCATTTCAGCTTGACTTCTAGCTGCTGACGCTTGCGCTTGCCCCGCTTTGTATTGCGCAATTCCTTGGGCTACTGCAGACGCTGCCTGCATAGCAACAGCAAATCCACTCATGGTCTCATCACCACCATAAAGGTTTTCCCCTTAAAAGGACCATCTAGGTGATAGTAAAGCCCTAATGGCTTGGTGAACCCAAGCCATTCCATAAACCTTTTATCTACCTCATTATCCAAGTCATATGAAGCAGTTACAATTTTTACATCGTGAGACATTAACATCATATTAAATATTTTTTTAATCTCTTTGCACGCAGAGATGTATTTTTGTTTGAAGTCATCTGAATGAATAAACCACGCCTCGCATATACCGCCAGAGCTGGTTCTTATCCCCCCAGAGGCTATAGGCTTCCCGTCTACAAATCCGGTAAATGCCCTCATGTTTGTGTCGTTTAGCATAAACACATCTGGGTCATATCCCATTTCCTTTAAATGACACGGCATGTATTTAACTATCTCAATCATTACGGCAACACCAACCTTAAGATTATTGCCGTTATCCCCATTGGATAAGGCTCATCTTGGACAATTGTAATGTACTGCCCATACTCTGACGGGGCGTCTACAAGTATTGGTTGCGTGTCTCCAGAGAATAGGCTAGGCTGTACCACTAGCGGGTTTCCGCTCTTGCCAACATAAGGAATACGCCTTACGTCGCTCTCATCAAACCCGACATATCCACCAACCGTGTTAACTAGTCGGAGTATAGCGTGGACTGTTCGGCGGATAACTCCCTGAGTTGTTTCTGGAGGCGTGGCGTGTTCTATGTTAATTGTTTTTAATGTGCTGGTATAGTTTAAACCAACCCACACGTTGCTTGCCGCGTCGTCTAATGTAATTGTACCATTAGATACAACTCTATCTCCAATATATTTACCATCTGCTACAACCGCAACGGTTTCTCCTTCGAGGTAAGACAGCCCAGATATTGTAGTTGTTGGAGCACCCAGATATTGAGCAGCGCAATCTGCATATACAGAGTTGTCGAGTGTTCCATCCCAGTCAACTATATATTCAATATATCTCTTTTCTTCACCATTTATTGTTCTTTTTACAACCAGCCATAATTCGCCTGGTATGGCTGCGATGCTTTCTACAAAACTCTGCCCCGCAGATGTAGACGTGATGTGCCTGTGCCACGAATACACCTTATGCTCTGGGACGTAAGTTAGCCCAAGCAAAACTCCATCTTTCCTTTTGCCCCAAACAGACGACCATGGAGATTTGAGATAAGACAGGCACTCTATGCCGTCTCCGCAAATGTGGTCGCTCATTACAGTTAGGTCAAAGGCATAATACGTATCGCTAGCCCAATCGTACTGAATATGCCTTACAGTCTTCCCTCCTTTTTGAACGAACACAGCATATCCATTGGCAACCACAGCCTGTATATCCTCGCTACCAAAGTTTGTTTCCCTTCTTAATTTTGGTGGGTTGTCTGGAGAAACATTGCTCCCGTCAAGCACCCACTCGTCGCCAGCAGTGCCGACTATCATGTTGCCCTTAGAGACCAGCCAGATAGCCGTGTTAACCTCGCTAGCTATAGGCTGAAGGTCAAGGGCGTCAGTTGCCTCTCCCTCTCCAATGTCAAAATCGGCGTAGTCGTCGGTCTTAGATGCCCAAATCCTATTTGGAGTGGTGTACGTTCCACCGAACCACAACCTACCATCGTGGAATGTTATACTCCTTGGGAAACCGGTAGTATAACTCCACGCCCCTAAAGCCCAACTGTATGTTGGCTGGTCTAGATGATTTAAAGTAGACATAAGAGTTCCGGTCACTTGTGTGGGAGAGGTGTAGCCGGTTATCTTTATATATCCCGCCCTCACAGACCGTTTAACTCTAAAATTCCATGTTATTTCACTGCTTGCACTATCTGTATATATCCTAAACTTAGGCAGAACACCGCTTGAGGCTCCAAGGTCTTCCGCCTTGGCCTCTCCCTCAATTGTCGTATTTATTCTGTCATCTATAGCATAATAATTGCGCCACGTAGTGCCGCCATCTATTGAAAACTGGAGATACCACAAGTCGCCAGCAGGAGAATTAGCAAATGTAGCTCTAAACTCCCACTCTCCGTCTACTTCCCAAGAAGAAGACGCCCAAGATGTTCCGTTTCCGGTGTGTACTCCAGAAGACAAACTCTCCGCTTCTACGACATATCTAACTTTTATCCACCTGTTTATGTCGGTATCTGTGAATATGGAATTACTAGCAGTTACTGTTACAGTGTCACCAATCTGCCCCGTTCCTCCAGATATTGTTATAGAGCCATTACAAGTGCCTGTGCCTTGAACATAACACTCGTCGAGGAAGGGCCCATTTTGAAATTCAAAGTTTTCTATCTTCCAGTTTGTATTAGATAGCCTGGACAGCTTTTGCGGAGGATAGTCTGGGTGCACCATAAATAATACGTCAGCAGATTGGGCATATTTAATCAAATCTAAATCTTCTGAAGCATACGGTGAATATATTTCCAGAATGTCGTCTTGTATCCAGTAGGTCTCCCAGTTTGCCCCTACACCGGGCTCGTTGTCGGTTGCAGATGTATGGTTTAATATACACCTATATACTAGCCCGCCATTATTGACATAATCATAAGCCTTATATTCGGTGCTTACTGCCCACGGGTCTGTTGTCGATGTTGTGTGTATTACGTGTCCGCCATCTACACATACTCTCATATAGTGGTCGCCGAACTCTAGTATATAGCTTTGTTCATTAGAAAAAATAAACGGAATAAGCCGAGTTTGTTTTGAGCTATCTTTGACCTCGCTTACAAATCTAGTCCCCGGTCTACGCACAACGCCACCTGTAGGTAGAACTATAAAATTCTCCAACGTAAGACAGCCGTTGTAGTACCTGTCTACATCGGTTCTACCTAACATGTTTGGCGACAGTTCGCCTGCCGTGAAGTTTGTCAAGAAGTGGTCAAACATTTTCATGCTACCACCTCACGTCTGTATATGGCGTTGTTATTTCCGGTTGATATTTCCTCATTCCAGCATCAGCAGATAGAGCGTCAGTTAATGTCTTCTCATAGAGTTGATATGACAAGCTAGCCAGCTCTGTGCTCCCTGTAAGGCTTACCGCTATCTGTGACGCTATCAAATAAGCCAAAGCAGCCCTAGCTTTTGCTGGTATATCCATTAACGTTAGCGTAGCGTGTATGTAAGTCAACGTTATTACTGGCACGTTTGCATGTATTGTGGTCCCAATAAACTCCCAATCATCCGTCTCGGCTACGGTCTTCGTTGTGTCCTGCAATCCACGCAGAAAATCTGACGGAAGGTCAAACTCGTACGCGTACCCGTCCGTTGGAGTGTTGCCGTTATTTGTTAGTTTTTTGGTTTTGGTGGCAAAAGACCAATCAGCCTCTCCCAAAAACTCCCAAAAGCACTCATAAAAAACTTGGGAGCAAGCCCTAGCTTCTTTGCTGTCGTCAGTCAAAGATGTGATGTTGCTTACTCCCAAGAAGGTCAACGCTCTATTGCATATAGAAACAGCATCTAAAGCCATTTATGTCACCACCTTTGAGTGGGGGAGGCGGTTCCCCGCCTCCCTACAATAACTACTCAAGCACATACATTACCATCAGCTTTATGGTGCCTGTAGCAGCACCACCAGCAAGAGTTAGAGTTATATTCTCTGTAGCGCTCAAGGCTTTAAACAGGTTGTCTATTTTGTCGAACTCCGCAGAACCAGCAGTAGACGTGTCAGTCGCAGACAAATATTTATCTGCGGTTGTCCCATCACCCACAGCCAAAGTAGTTAAAGCCCCGAGAGCATCAAAGTAGAGCTTACCTCCAAGTATCTTTGCGCCCTTCGGAACAGGCATCATAACTATAGTGCTCCCGTCAGCCAAAGAGCTGGCCTCATATTCATCAAACGACACCTTCACCCTAGCGTTCCAAGTCCCAGGGTCAAGGATATCGCCTCCATCAAACTTGGTCTTGTTAACTCCGTATACCGTCGCCATTATTTAACACCCCCTTAATAGCCTAATCCCTAGGACTCGGCGCAGAGTATCTTGCCAACGCCCTCTTCCTGCATGCGGGTGGCGCCCATTCCGAGCCAAGCCTGGACTAGTAGAGCCTGTCCCTTCTGAGGAATTGGGTCTATAGACGCCCCTATTTCCCTTCCAACGCCAAGAAGCATTGCGTTCTTGTGCCAGAAGAGACACTCACGATAGCCATTCCCGTCTGTGGATAGCTTGTTGCTCTTAATGAACTTGAACCCAAGGAAGGTGTCCAGGTCGCCAGCCACAAGAGCCTTTACGGTGTTGTAGTCAGCAGAAGACACCTCAGTAGTGCTCAAGAGTTCTATAAGCTGCTTGGGCGCTATGACAATGTATCTTTCATCATCGGGAACCTCGTTAGCGTCAAGCAGCTCTTTAGCTGCCAACAGCTTGTCGATGTTCATTCCGGTTGCACCAGTAGAACCAACATTTACAGCAACAGTCATATTGCTATCAAACGGGACAATCGTGTCGCCCTTTTCGCCCGTGTAGGCATTGCCAAGAGCAGCAGAGATTATTTCTGAATCAATAGCCCTATTCAACGCCATTGCAAAATTCATTGCGTAAGCATTAGTGGGGTTATTGAGTATCTTATATAGGTCTTCCTGGTCAATATAGTCGGCGACATATTTGTCAACCACAGAGACACGCCGTCTCTTATGTGGAGTGTTGGTAACCTCAAGGTCAGCATGCCTAGTGGTTTTGGTGGTTGCCTCAACGGCGGCTATCTGGTCAAAGAACGCATACTTGCCATCAACCGGTTCTAACCTCACTGCATCACGCAGTTTACTCTTTGTCTGTTGGTACAATATCTCGATGCCCGACTTATATTGTTGTATCATCGCATTCGTGATTTCGACAGACATTTTTATCAGCTCCCCTTTTTTAGTTTATGGTGTTTGCAGGGTATCCCTTTCGGGGCCTGATAAAATGCTAGGTTGCCCTAGCTACCAAACGCTAGCTCGTGTAATCTCTTGAACTTCTTAACCGCTTCTTCGTGTGCTGGGTTCATCGGGTCTTGTAAGGCTTGTATAAACTCTGGGTCTGTTTTAAGCTTGGCTAGTTCAGCTTTGGCGTCGGCACTATGTCCACTCATTGTGGGAAGGGCTGATAGCGTATCTTCCCCTAACATCTTGCCGACTTTGTTGAACAGCCGTATAATTCTTGGGTCGTTGCCTAGTCCCGCGTTTAACAATTCCATTGTTTCCTCGTCCGCCAGCGCTTGCACTGCTCGTCTTGCTACTTCTAGTTCTTTATCAAAATCCTTACCCCATTCCTTTTGGAGCTCGGTTAGAGCAGTCTCTCTTAATTGCTCTATCTGTTGCTCTAACATCTCTGTAGACTTTTGCTGGAGGTTGTTCCAAAACTCTCCAAGCGCTTCTACCTGCTGTTTAGTTAGCCCCTTTTGATGTGCGAATTGCTTAAATTCGTTTAATATTTCTTCGTCTGCCCCTTCGATTTTGACATCGTATCCATCTGGGGTATCAGGGCGCCCTATTGCCTTATAGAACAGGTCCCACTCTTCCTGTGGTGAGTCTGGCTTTGGGATAGGCACTTTTTCTTTGCCTATCAACTTGCTTGCGTTTACTAGTCCCTTAATAGCCTCCTCTACGCTTGTATACTTGCGCACAGTTGGCTCGTTCTTTAGTTCGTCTGGCAGGCTCTCCCACCACGGTGTGTTGCTTGATGGGTTCTGCGCAACGCCAGCCTGCGCAGGCTCAGCTCCGCCCAATAGCGTTGCTTCTGGTTGCTGTTCTACTCCAGTTTCGAGTGTCCCACCTTGGGGGTCGAAATCATTCGGCATTATTTAAAACCTCCGTTTGTAGTTTTTTAAAGTTCTCCTCGCCAAGCATTTCCATTATATGCATAAAGACCTCCTGCTTGGCTATGCGTCTATCTGTTTCTCTCACTGAGTCTGGAACATAAGGTGATACATTGTAATAGCAAATATTAGCTAAATCCTTTAACACCTCACCCCCTTCTTTGCTTGAAAACGTTATGTAATAATCATGCATTAATGTTTCTAAATCCATGGCACACCTCACAGTTTAATCTCCGAGGCTGTTTTTCCTACCTCGGCGGCATCTTTTAACATCTGCATTTGCTGTTGCATCATCTGAGCTTGCGCCCTCTGTTGCCTTAGTGCATCTACCTCATCTCTACTCCGCAACAGCCTTGCAGGAACACCAGTAATATCAGCAATGTGCCTTGCGGTCTCGTCAAAGTTAAATACATCAAGCATATCTGGGTTGACCTGCGCCATAGCTGCCACGAAGGAAAGTGCTCTCTGTATGGCGGCTACATCGCTCATCCTCTGGGCCCTACTCATTGGCGATAGGTACTCTATCTTCACTTTCGCTCCGTACCTCTGCAACGATTGTGGCGGTTCTGGCAATACGCCCTTCCTAGCCATAATGCCTATTACCCTTCTGGTTAATGGCTCCAGGTACTCATGCACAAGCCTTGAGTACGTGGGACCCAATATTCTTACGTTCTCCTCAACCCTCTGCATAACCTCTGTTGCGGTCATTCTGTCCGCTCTTACTAGAGAGATAGCGTCATAATAGAACGACTCATTTATGGACTGCTTAATCTTCTCAACCATGGAGTCGGTTAGAGGAATAGCCTTGCCGTCTACGATATACAG